TCACATATCGTGTAGCGGCCCGGAACTCTCCGGCCTCCTTGAATGTCCACTTCAGGTCCGGGAAGTGCTTGCCGAGGACGCCGCGGGAGATCCCGGTCGTGCGGCTCACTTCCTTCTGGGACGCCCCACCGCGGAGCAGCCGCTCCGCCTCGTCCAGGCGCTCCTGCGCGGTCTTGGCCCGGCTCCAGCTCATGCCGCCACCTCCAGCGCCGGATGGTGGTTCGCGTCGAATACGGCCCGGGCAAAACCCATCGGAGTAGCGCTGCGGAAGTTGGCGCGCTCCGGACCGGGGCTCGCGAAGTGAATCCGATTGTCCGGGGCGCCCAGTAGCGAGTCTTTAGCGGGTGTCGGCATGACGAAGCCCCCCCCAGTCCATAGACACGTCTTCTTCGTGTAGTTGTCCCCCGGTTCGTAGGCGGTGAAGTCCGCCGGGTGGAACGTGTGCTGCGGCTTCCCGAACGCCGACGCGAGGACCGAGACGGGCTTCTCCACCATGTACGGGGCGCCGGATAGCCGGCCGATCGTCCGGCACTGCTCCGCCACCATGACGGCCTTCGCCTGGAACATCCGGTCCGCGGCGCGCTTAGCCTCGAACCAGCGGGCGCCGGACACGGCCATGTCCGTGCAGGGCGGGAAGCCGAAGACGGCAGCGACGACGCCGGCGGTGATCAGTGCGGCGATCAGCGGCATGGCATCTTCGACGGTGCCGGCAAAGCGGGTGATCGTAGCGCCGTTGGGCATGGTTTGTGTACGCGTGGTGCCATGCTGCGGGTCTACTAAGACAACGTTGTATCCGGCCTCTACCCACGGGGTGACCATGTTGCCGGTCAGGTCGCACAGGCTGATGACCGTCTTCATGCTGCGCGTCCGTTGACGAGGACGTGTGCGTGGCCGACGGAGACGCCGGCGGCTTCGGCGAGGGCAGCGTACGTGTGTTTTTTCGCGGCGGCGGCTGCGAGGAGTTTCCTGCGGGCCGCGGCTTCTTTGGCGGCGGTGCGGAGGCGTTCGTACTCTTCGGATGCTTCGCGGAGGACCCGGAGGTCGTCGGGGGTTGCGGGCGCGCTTGTATTGGGCTTATGCTTCATTTCAGAGACCGTTCCTTTGGATCGATGGCCTGTCTAGCGTTCGAGCGCTAGGCAGGTTTTTTCTTTTGCTTACACAAGTAGTTTACCTCAACATGGCGTAAGTTCCGTATAGATACGCGAGTATTTCGGCGTGTCGCGTGAGTATTTTCCGCCGAGTTACGCACACGCGAAAGGACCCGCCCGGCATGGTGCCGGACGGGTCCCAGGTAGTACGGGCGGTGCCTAGAAGGGCGGCTCGGCGTCGGCTCCGCCGTTGCCCCACGGATCGTCCTGGGCCGGCTGGTTACCGCCCCACTGCCCATCGCCCTGGGTGTTGCCTCCGCTGTTCCCCTGCCCTCCGGAGCGCTGGGTGCGGTTTACCTTCGCGTTCGCGTACTTCAAGGACGGCCCGATCTCGTCGACTTCCAGCTCGATGACGGTGCGCTTCTCGCCTTCCTTGGTTTCGTAGGACCGGGACTTGAGCCGGCCGGAGACGATGACGCGCATACCCTTGGTCAGGGACTCGGTGACGTTCTCAGCAGCCTCCCGCCACACACTGGCCCGGAGGAACAGGGTCTCCCCGTCCTTCCACTCGTTGCTCTGCTTGTCGAGCGTCCTCGGGGTTGATGCGATCGTGAAGTTCGCGACCGCGGATCCGCTCGGGGTGAAGCGGAGCTCGGGGTCGTTGGTCAGATTGCCGATCACTGTGATCGTGGTTTCGCCTGCCATGTTTACGCTGCTTTCTTCGTTGTGATTACGCGGTTGTAGGTGTTGTCGATCAGGTTCCAGGTGCGCGTTGCGATGTCCCAGAATGGTGTGTCTTCAGGGGAGTCCCAGCGGGAGAGCTTCCACCCGTAGTCGCGTGCCAGGGCCGCGCAGTTCGGGTTCGACTCGATGAGCCCGTTCCATTCGGCACACAGGACGATCACGTTCGCCGGCCGGTCAAGGACCTTGGACCCACCCATGCCACGGTTAATGCGGTGCTGTGGGACGAACGTGTCCTCACGGCCCACACACCCACAGGGGCAGTGCATATCGCGGGCGAGGTAGAGAGCAAAGGATCGGCCGTTCATGACGCTACCTTCCTGTCTGCTTCGTTGTGGGTGTAGAGGCTGTTCCGGAGTGCAATGGCCGCTTGTTCGGCCTCCTCGGCAGTGTTGAACATCCCGCCGTGGTGCTTGCGCTTGTTGTGCCCGACCTGGACAATCCATTTCTGCTTGTCTGGGCGCCAGTAGACACCGCGGATTCCGGACTTATTCGTGGACAGGGCGCCTGAGAGGTTTTCCATGTTCTGCTTGCGGGTCACTTCCCGCAGGTGGTACGGCCTCACACATGACCTGTTGTGGCAGATGTGGTCCACCTCCATCCCAGGTCGGATCTCTCCGACTGCATGGGTGAACATGTGGCGGTGCACTAGCACCATGTGAGCCCCAGCCCGGACCATGCCGTAGCCGGCGCGGTCAGTGGTTCCAGTCCAATTCCAGCAACCGTCAGATATCTCGACGTGGCTCATGAAGAGGGCGAACTGGCGGTCATTCATGCTGCCATCCCCTGCCCCGCGCCCTGCGCGGACCACTCGGACTTGATCGCGGAGTTCAAGGACCGGCCGATGTCCAGCCGGTCCCGCAACACCCGGATCGCTTCCCGTGCGGCCCGGAGCTTCTGATCCGCGATCTCCGCGTCCAGCTTCGCTGCCTCCGTCTCCAACACCGCCGTCTGCTTCCGCAACCCCTCCGCGCCGGCGGCCTGGATAAACGCCCGGGCGAAGGACACCTCGAACCGGGCCCGGGCGCGGACCGCTTCCTCATCCAGCCGGGCGATCTCGTCCTGCTTGTTGTCCAAGTCCCTGCCGAGCTGGGCGAGGGTCAGGATGACGTCGTTGACAGTGGGGGTGTTCACGCCGCTGCCTTCTTCCCGGCCTCAACGATCATGGCGAGGATCTGCTCAGGGGCTCCCTCTTCCTTGGCCGCGGCCCAGAGCGCCCGGAAGTCGTCGCTGTCCTGGCATTCGTCGAGCTGTCGCTTCCATTCGGCCATGACATCGTCAGGTACAGCCGGTGCACGGTTGAGCGTGCGGGGCGCCGCAGCAGGTTCGGCGGGTGCCTGCCCCTGACCCTGCTCCTCGGCGGCGTCGTGCAGGTCGCCCTTATGCCACAGGTCCAGTGCGGCGCCGAACCGCATCCCGGCGTTACGGAGTGCGTCACCGATCGCTTCCTTCACCGCGTTCCCACCGGACTTGCCCTGCGCGTCGCCGTAACCGAGGCGCGTCAAGCCGCAGATGGACAGCTTGATCCACAGGCCGCCGTCACGGTCGAACACCGGGAGGCCGTTCTCCCCAATGGCCAGCGGCTCCCACGACCATTCGGGGTCGACCTCGAGGAGGCGGTCGGTAAGGGCAGCGTGGCCGACGTAGTCCAGGTGGATGGAAGCGGAGTGGTAGCCGCCGCAGTATTTGCCGTCCACGGAGGCTTTGGTGCCCTGGCGGCACTGGAACCGGTCGTTGTCGTTCTTGCGGACGGCGCGGGGAAGGAAGTTGATCTGGTTCGGTTCGAACGGTTCCCGGAGTCGGGCGAGGCCCGTGGTCTTTTTGTCGGTCATGATGCGGCCTCGAATTCGGTAGCAGGGTAGGGGATCGGGTCCAGGACTTTGTGCTTCGCCAGCCCGAACCGGTAAATCGCGTGCGCGTGCTTGAACACCTCGAAGTGCTCGGCGAGCTCGGCCCGGTCCCGGGCGAGCGGGTGCAGGAACGTCCCATCGGGGGTGATGTGCGCGACGTAAGACGCCTCAATCACCGGCAAGGGGAGTTCGATCTCGGGGGCGTCGGTTTCGACGTAGAAGTCCGCGAACGAATACGCGGCGCACTGGGCTTTCGTTTCCCGGTACACGCCGTTGGAGGTTTTCAGGTCCACCATGACCGGGGCGTCACCGTGCAGGCCCGGGAGCTTCACGACCGCGTCAAAGCGGCCCGCGTACCCCAGGCCCCGGTGGGCAACGGTCTTCTCGATCAGGACCGGCTCCACCCGGAACGCGTCCAGGAACCGCACGTACCCGTCAACGTAGGGGTAGAGCTCGTCCGGGACGTCCACGGGGGTGCCGTGGATGATCTTCTCAGCGAGGTCGTGCACGGCGGTCCCGCGGACGCCGGCGGCGTCCCGTTCCCGGTCCGGGGCGGTGCGGATTTCATCCAGTGATGCGCCCGGGTTCGCGACCGCATACTCGGCGGCCCGGCGGGCCGCCCACGGCACGAGGAACGGCTTCGGGATCCCGCCTGACAGGACGGTCGTGACGGAGGTGGTGCGGACCCCGTCGAGGTAGTAGCGGTGCCCCTCTTCGGAGAAGTACAGGCCCTTGGGTTTCGGCGTCACTGCCCGGCCCCTTTCGTAGTGTCGTTTGTGGTATCGGGGTTGCAGGTGCAGTCCCCGGTGCAGACGTGTTGTTCGCACGTGTCGCAGAGGCCGAAGCCTCGGCAGTAGCAGCTCATAGCCCGAGCATCTTTCCGTCGAGGAGCAGGCAGCCCGGGATGATGATGAGGGCGACCAGGGCGCCGAGCAGGTCCCGTATCCACAGGCCGCGGGGCGTGAGGTGGATGCGCTTGCAGATCATGCGGACCACTCCCACCGGGCGGCCATGGAGCCGAGGATCATGGTGATCTCCCAGAACATGGACAGCAGCAGGGAGTCGCGGAGGTGGGCGGTGTTATCGACCGTGCCGGCGGCGTTGGTGAGGAGGTTGGGGTGGGTGCCGTTCTCGATGGTGCGGAACTCGTTGGCGTAGGCGACGAGGGTGTCCACGTCGGTCCATTTGAGGTCGCGGTCCACGAGCCAGGAGATGCGGCGGGTGAGGGTCTGCAGTTCGTCTTCGGAGACGCCGTTGGGGTTCGCGCCGGCGGCGAAGTGCTGGACCTCGGCGTGGATGACCTGGGCGGCGAGGTCCTTGTTGAAGAGGTACTGGTGGGGCTTAGAATGGGTCGTGATCGTCACTGTCTGCTCCTAGTGGTAGTGATGATTCGGGGTCCGGGAGTTGCACCTTCCGGGCCCTTCGTTTGTTCCTACAGCATACCGTAAGTTACGTATAGTTCCACACCCTTCTGGTCAAAAACGGCAAAAAAATAAAGGAACTTCCACCCGGATGCGGAACTTCCCTCACGGGAGCCGCTCCCATACCCCAACCCGCCGGCGCTCCACCACCAACCGGGTGCCCTGCTCAGCGGCCCACACCCGCGCCTGGGACTCCGTGTTGAAACCGAGCTGCACCGTCACGTCCCCATCCATCAGGGCGTACTCCCACCCGGCGCCATGCACCCACCCCAGACGGCGGGCCGCACCAACAGCGGCGGCGGCCTGCAAGTCCAGGAGGTGGTCCGGGGTTCCGGCGGCGCCCTCCGCGTCGTTGATCGCCTGCCGGACTGCAGCGAACAACAGCTCCTCCGGGGTCACTGACGGACCTCGTCGTAGTGGGGGAGCATGGCGAAGCGCAGTAAGGTTTGCGTACGGTTCCCCTCCACGTGCGGGCCGTGGATGGCAGTCACCGCGGCGGAACGGGACCACTCAGTGATGAGTTCCGCATACGTCAGCCGTTTCATCCGTGGACCCTCGGCTGTTTCTCCCGGAACGCCTGAACATCCGACCACGGGATCCGGATCGGTGAGTTGACCTTCCCCGAACCTGTCTTGTACGCGCCGGGGAAACGGTTCGCCCTCGCGAGCTCCCGCACCGTCTCCGGGTGGACGCCCAGGAACTTGGCGACCTCCACGACTTTCGCGTCCCCGGTCACGCCGTCGGCTCCAAGGTCGGGAGGGTCCGGGCGAGGAGTTCCGCGTTCCTGGCCGCCAAACCGATTGCGTCCCCGAACCGGGTGAGCGTCGTTTTCACCCCGGCGAACTCGACAAACCAGAACCGCTTCGACGGGACCTGGACGAGGCAGCAGTCGTCCTTGCACTGGTACACCCGGATCCGACTCATGACTTCTCCTTCTTTGCGATCCACTCGTTGAGTGCCGCGATCATGACGGCGGCAGCCTCGTCAGCTTCTTCATAGGGGACGTGCTGGCCGAGCTCATCGGCGATGACGGCCGAAAGGTAGGAGCCCTCCCAGACCGGCGTGTAGCGCACCGGCTTCGGCAGAGGGCCGATGAACGGTTCATCACGGAAGATCAGGCTGTTCTTGAGCTGGGCTGCAAGGGCGGGCGCCCAAGCGGCAGGGCTGAAGCTGCTGATGCTCATACCGTCACCGCCCGGGCCTGCAGGACCTTCGAACGCCACTGGGCGCACACCCCGCCGCGGCGGCCGGGTCGTGGGGACTTCACGTGCCGCCAGTACGTGATGATCCGTCGCTCCGCCGCGTCCCTAAAGAGGGCACCCCACATGCCGGTGTGCGGGGGTTCGCGGAGACCTGCCTGGACGAGGGTGTACGCGGTGAACGCCTGACCCGTCGCCGCGACCTGCTCCAGGGTGGTGAGGGCGTCGGCCATCCAGTCGAGGTCTTCAAGGACGGCGGCCTTCATGCCGTCACCGCAGGTTCTTCAAGCTTGACGTATCCGCAGTCGGTGAGGCCTTCCGGCGTCACGAGCACATGCCGAGGGCCGAACAGGTTGTCGGGGATGACACCCTCATAGATGACGCCGATGATGTTCCGGGCCATGCTGACCCCCGTGATTTCGAGCTCTACGCCCTGACGGTTGCGGTACTTGCCGATGGTTACGCTCATGATGCTTTCCTTTCGGTTACGTCGCGTTCTTCCCGGGCCCGGGTGATCATCCAGGCGAGTTCATCGGGGCTGATGGGGGAGGGTTTGATGGTCGCGGGCTTGGGCCGGCGGCCTTGGATGGGCTGGGTTGAGTGGTTGCGGCGGGTCGCCCGGCGCTGCGACTCACTCACCGAAGGGCTCGACTGCCGTGAGGTGCTCGGGGAGGACGTGGACGGGTTTACGGTTGATGTCGAACGCGACTTTGTAAGCGCGGGTCGTGCCATGGTCGAGCCAGCAGGCGGGCTCGTCGTAGCCCATGATCGACGTGCCGCCCTGTTGGAGTCGCGGCGTGGGTCAGCGTGGTGGACGTCGGCGGGGTGGATATTCACCCGCACCGGCCGGTCGGTGTAGCGGACGCGCCGGCCCAACTGGAAGGCGCTCATCGGGCGGCCTTCACGGACTGACGGATCACGGAGGGGGCGATGCCGAGGAAGTCGGCCGCGACCCGGAGGTCCGTGTCGGAGAGGATCCGGGTGCCGGCCTCCAGATGGGTGACGCCGTTGTGCGCGGAGTAGCCGAGGGCTTCCGCCATCTCACGCTGGGTCACGCCGCGGGCGATCCGGGCTTCGCGGAGGTTCTGCCCGGTTTTCTTCGGGTCGGGGTCGTTTCTCCCCTGGACGGGGCCGCGGGGTTTTCGTTGTGTGTTCATATGCGTAACTATACGGAACACTGGGGAGGTTAGCAAGGACCAGTGCATAACAGATCGGAACAAGACCCATAATGCCAAGGATGTAGTTTTCGAATACGTGTTCGAATAGGCTACCTATTACGCAATCACGGGCATGGTTCCGCAAAACGGGTCACTTGTAAGTGCAAAAGTTGTGCGACACCATGAGCAAGTGAACGAATCGGAAGCACTCGAAGCCATCGGCAAGCTAATCAAAAAAGCGCGCCTTCAAAAGGGGTTCTCACAGAAACCCTTCGCTACCTTCTCCGGCGTGGATACCAAGACCCTCGCCTCCATGGAAAGGGGTACCCGCGTAGCCTGGGAAATCAACCAAAACAAGGTCGAGGAAGCCCTCGGCTGGCGGTACGGAGCCATCAAAGACGTGCTCGATAGCGCCGATCACACGCCGGTGGAATCCGTCACTCTTGAGACCATGCAGGAGGGCGGCGGCGAAGTCTCATGGAAGATCCTTGACTCCCAGGTGTCCAGCGGTGGAGGAGAGCCGGTAAGACGGGCATACCTCCTCACTGACGAGGAGCTAATATCCGAGCTTTCATATCGATTCAATAACTATCGAACCCGCATAAACCGCGAAAATCCAGTTCCGGAGTAACACCCGCCACCCCCTGCACAGACCCCCGACAAAAACGGAACACGGCGGAACGATGTACCCTAACGGTGAACGCGCCACGTAGGAGCGTTCTTAGACAGTGAGGGCTCACGCCGATGTTGATTGAAACGCCCCTGGGGGGACTGACTGAAACCGCTTGCGACCGTTCATCCAAGATGCACGCACGGGCACACACCTACTACCGGACCGACTGCCCGATCCGCTGCGGGGAAGCAGCGGCCTGGGCGGCCCGGCGCCTCATCGCACCGAGAGCGTTCCTGAACGCCGCCCGACACGAACGGCAGATCGACGCGATCGCCCGGGCCCTGAACGTCGCCCCGGCCGACGTGCGGGCCTACCTGACCGCCCTCGACGTCGACGAATGGCTGATCATGCAACGCCTCATCGGGCACGAACTGATCTAGTGCGTGTCGATGACCGGTGGGTGCGGAAGGACAAGACCCGCACCCCGCTCTACGGGAAGGGCAAACGGTGGCAGGCGGTCTGGGTTGACGCCGGCGCGGAGAAGAAGAAATCCTTCACGTCCAAAGACTCAGCCCGGGCCCACCTTGTCTGGGTCGAACACAACCAGCGGTCCGGGACGTACGTGTCCCGGGACCTGGGGAGGGTTTACGTCCGGGACCTCATCGACGGCTGGGTGGAGACCCAGGTCCACCTGCAACCCTCCACGCTCGCCGCGACACGCTCCGACGTCCGCGCCACGATCAAGCCGTACTGGGGCGGGAGGATCCTCGCCGACATCACCCGCGCCGACATTCAGGCCTGGGTGTCCGGGATGGACAAGGCCGCCCGTACCGTCGACACGATCTACGGCCGGTTCCGGTCTTTTCTGAACTGGTGCGTCGACGAGGGCAGGATCACCGCTTCGCCGGCCAAAGGCGTGAACCTGCCCAAAGGGGTGAAGCGGGAGCATATCTACCTGACCATTCCCGAAGTCGAGGCCCTGGCCGACGCGATCAGCCCGCACTACCGTGACCTCATCTGGTTCCTCGCGACCACTGGGCTCCGGTTCGGGGAGGCCGCCGAACTGCGGGCGAAGGATGTCCAGCTGCGGCGCCAGCGGATCCGGGTGTCCCGGTCCATTACCGACGTCGAGGGCCGCATGCTCATCGGCCCGCCGAAGGGAGGGCAGGAAAGGGACGTGCCGGTGACGGCATTCATCATTGGCAGGCTCGCGCCCCGGCTTCTGGGGAAGCGGCGGGATGACCTGCTCTTCCCAACCCCGCGGGGAAAGGCCATGCGGTCGAACAACTTCAAGCGCCGCGACTACGATCCCGCAGTCACCAAAGCAGGGCTGCCCGCCGGGCTGTGGGTCCACGACCTCCGGCACACCGCGGCGTCCCTGGCCATCCACTCCGGGGCCTCGGTGAAGTCCGTCCAAAGGATGCTCGGCCATGCGTCCGCGAAGATCACCCTCGACGTTTACGCCGGGCTCTTCGACCAGGAACTCTCCGACGTGGCCGCCCGCATGGACTCCCTCATCAGCGCCCACACCGCCGTGGTCCTCCCAGAATCCTCCCTGAACCTCGAAAAACCCGCGTGATACAGGGCAATATCGCCACGTTTACACCGTGGATGTCATCGGTTCGATCCCGGTAGGACCCACCAAGTTCCGCAGCCCGCCGTTCTGGAGATATTCCCCGGAATGGCGGGCTTTTTCGCGCGTGGGTTCGGCGTGTCGGACTGGGGAAGTTCCGTGGGGAACTATGCGGAGAAAAACCCGACTGCACGGAACTTACAAGGCCCTGCCGGGGCTCATCCTCCCAAAAACCTCTCAGAGAAAAGCCTGAGGCTCTATGCTGGGGCGATGGGATTACGTGCCGGTTTGCTGCTCTGCCTACTCCTGGCGGGGTGTTCCACCGCACCCGCAACGAACCCCGCCACCCCAACGCCCAAAGTTGTGCCGTCGCCCGGTGAGACGAGGGCAGTCATCGGCGCGGACAAGGTCGGCCTCATCGTCCCCCCGCACCCGAACGGGTCACTCGTCATGGCCGTGCACGGTCACGGGGGAGATGTTGACGAATGGCTGACCGGCGACCTTCAGGCCGGCGTGCGTCAAGCCCTCCTGGGCGCCGGGTACAGTCTCGCGACGTCGGACGGTGCCGGGAACGCGTGGGGGAGTCCGGCGTCAGTGAAAGCCTACGAGGACCTCTACGCGTGGGCTGAGGCTAAGACCGGGTCAGATGATGTGGTCCTGCTGGGGCAGTCGATGGGCGGCCTTGCCGCGTTGCAGCTCGTCGGGCGGGTCCCTGCGAAGTCGTTCATCGGGGTGTACCCGGTGTGTAACCTCGCATCTATGACGGATAAGTTCCCCACGTTCCGGCAGGCGTGGCCTGGTGGCGCGCCCACGGCCCTCTCTCCTGTGCAGCCGGCCTACCCGCCCGGGTTCCGCGCCATCTTTTTCTCATCCCCGGCTGATACAACGGTTCCGAAAGCGTCGAACACGGATGTGTGTGCGGCGGCCGCCAAGGCAGCAGGTGTAGACGTGACGGTCGTGCCCGTGCAGGGTGAACATGGAGACCCGTCCGCATTCCAACCCGCCCGGGTGCTGCAGTTCTTGAAGGGCGCTTAACGCAGGAAACGCCCCCACCCTGTGTGGGGCGGGGGCGTCTGTGTTACGGGACGAGCGGGGTCACTTCGGCCGGCGCGGCTTCGGCGGCCGCGACCGCTGCGGCGGGGAAGGTGCTCGCCGGAGCTGTGGGCGCTTCTGCCGGGCTCGCAGCAGCCGGCGGGGCTACCGGCGCCGGGGTTTCCTTCGAAGCCGGTGGCGCGCCGTTGGTGACCACGGCGGTCAAGCCGCCGACGCCCAGGATGGAACCGGCGAACCCGATCCAGTGCAGCAGCGACACGTGGCCGAGGTCCGCGAACGTGATGTCCGGGCCGATCACGGTCGTCAGGTACAGGACGCCGGTGGACAGTGCAGCGACGTAGGCCTTGGCGTAGTAGTAGAGGTGGCTGGTCATGGTTCCTACTTTCCGAGTTGCTTGGAGAGGGTGGAGACGACCGCGTTCGCGACCGTTTGGGCGTCAGCGCCGGGACCCGCCGCGGCGACCGGCTGGGCGTGGATCGCGGTGAGGATGCCCGCCAAGTTAGTGACCGTTCCGTCAGCGAGCTTGAACGACTGGTTGAGTACGTTCGCCGGGATGTCCCGCAAGTGCTGGAAAGCGTCACCACCCGGGATGTTCGGATTCGTGTACGACCAAACCTGAACAGGGGTCTTCGCCGCGGCGTCGTTGATGACCTTCGTCAGCGAATCTTCAAGCTGCGTCGAGCGGGTCATGAATGCCGAATAAAGCTGATCAACTTCTGCCTGAGACAAGGTGTCCTCCTGGATTGGTGTGATGGGGCCTGCCGCCGCCGCGCCGATGCCGCGGTTCAGGTCCGGCATGGGGCCGGGGTCGGTGTGGGTGTTGTCGGGGACGTTGCAGTGCCCGTAGTGCCCTGCTTCGGAGTTCCAGATGCCGGGGTCGCGGGAGTTGCCGGTCCATTGGGGGGCGCCCATAGGCCAGACGCGGGGGATGCCGAGGGAATCAGTCCACGCAAGGATCTCGTCCAACCCGACACACGGGGTGTCCGCTACCGTCTGATACGTCACCCCGTCCCGGACAGCGCCGGGGGAGAAGAACGTCTCAATCTGGATGTTGTACTGGCCGTCCTGGTTCCAGTTCACCAATGCCCGGCCGCCCTGATCGGCGGGGTAGAACTGCACGACACGGCCCGTCCACGGGTCCCACATCAGCGTCGGGCAATACCCCATGCGCTCCAAATACCCGGCGACACCGTCAAACGATGGCTGCTGCCCGTTCGTGAGGGCATCCCAAGTGATGTGCCACGTCACCCGGGAAGGGAGCGAAGTGTTCATGGTCACGCCGCCCGGTTGGGGGCGCTGCTCAGCGCCCGGCATCCACATGTCAGTCATGGCTTCACCTCCACGTTCACGGTCGTTGTCGGGGGTGGGCACTGTTTGAGGTGGTCGTCGAGCTTGTCGTGGAACCCGTCGAGTTTGCCGATGACCTCGTCAACGTCGTCGCGCAGGTTGGTGACGTGGGAGTTCTGGACTTGTTGCCTCACGGTGCGGACCTCTGTGGCGAGGTGGTCGAGGGACTCGTTTTGTGCGGTGAGCGTGTCCGCCTGTGACCTCTGCCCGAGGGTTAGCGCGGTGAGTTCGTTCGACATTTCGGGGAGCTTCTCCAGGGACGCTCCGATGGTGACGGCGCGTTTGAGGAGGGGCCAGAGTTTCACGGCGGCGACGGGGAATCCGATGATCGCCGTGAGCGCGGCTACACCGGCCCCAATGTTCACGACGAGTTGAAGTGTGGCGTCCATTAGTAGCCGATCCGGGTGATTCGGACGCGGCCCTGCCAGGTGGTGGTGCCGGAGATCGTGATGAGGCAGGAGAGTTTGATCGTGGTGTTCGCGCCGCAGCGGAAGTTTGGGATGTTGGTCGACAGTACGCTGAGGTTCGCCGTGGCGGGAGAGACGGCCCACGTGTTCGTGCCGTTCGAGTCAGTGATCTGCACGAAACCGAATCCGGTGTTCGCGGTTCCCCATTTGCCCATGAGGTGGATCGCGTATGTGCCGGCGTCCCTAATGGTGAGGAGATCGGCTGAGGGGCAGGTGACAAACGTCGTGTCGGTGCTGTTCGCCGAGTCGACAGTGAGGGTATTAGTTCCCCATACGGTGCCGGATGGGACGCCGGACTGGTTGAACGTCCATTCAGAGTGCTGGGTGTTCCACCAGTTCGTTCCATCGCACCGTTCAATCGGCAACCCGGTGAGGTCAGTGCGAGCCACGGCGAGGCCAGCCTTCTTCGTGAGGGCGTCCCGTTCCGCCTGGGACGCCACCGGGATCACAACGTTCAGCGAATCTATGAGGGTGGCAAGGTCGGGCGCGAGGTTGTAGGCGTCCGAGTTCACGGGTGCAACACCCTTGTTCTGGCGGGTCTGTGGCATTATCGGCTCCAGTCGATGGTTAGTAGCCCGGAGGCCGGTTCAATGAGGACACCGTTGAACCCCGCATAAGGGTCCCCGGCAATGGAAATACCCCCGCCGTTAGCGAGGTCACCCGCGAACGATGTAGGAAGGTCGAACGTGATCTGTCCCTGCCCCGGCTGGATCACCACGTCATACGGGCCGGTATTGCGGGTCACGTCCCCACCCGGGCGGTTCGCTGACGTGTGCGTGTACAGGTGCAAAGTGATCGGGGAGTTGTACGAACCCACGGCGCGGCGCGTGCCGAGCGTGAATTGGATGCGCGTCCAGATTCGGCCCGCGAGCTGCGCAGCGGACCCGGCGTAAAACCATGACCCGTAGGTGGTGTAGCCGCTGTAGGAGCCTTGGTAGACGTTGCCGCCACCACCTGCCCACGAATCCCAAGCACCGTTTCCGGGCACCCATGTGGCGGCGTCCGTGGCTGCGAATGGGGTTTGCCCGGACGGTGGCGCCGAGGGTGGGGGAGCGACGCCTTCGGGGGGCGCGACTGGCGCGGGTGCGGCTACGGTCCCGACCTTGCCGTTCACGGTGGGGGTGTTCGCGTTCCACGCCAGAATCACGTTGTCACCCACGGTGGGGGTGTAAGAGGCGACAAACGTGGCCGTGTAATCGGTGCTATCCGTGCCCGTGACCGTGATCGTGGACGAGGATGCCGGAACGGTCTTCACCGTCCCGGTACCGGGGCGGGGCTGCATGGTGATCCGGCCCGTCACGACGGCGTCACCGCCGCCCGTAGGCCCGGCGCTGATCTGCACCGTCACCGGGTCGCCCGGAGCCACCACCAAAGGGTCAGCCCACCGCGCCGGGATGATGTTGCCGTTGACGTTCACCGCCAACTTCTGGTTAGCGTCCCGCACCACCACCCCCGGGTACGTGACCGCGCCCCCCGCGGCGGGGGTTGACTCAAGGCTTCGAAGGTTCGCCAAAGGAACCCCCCCTTCCGGGTGGCTAGCGGTTGAGGGGGCCGGCGAGCGACAGGTTCGACGCGGACGAGAACGCCGCCTGAACATCCGTGTACGTGCACTCCACGGTCACGGTCATCCGGTCGGGTGCGGTGTTCGTGAAGCCAAGGTCCATGGTCTTGACCCGGCCCGTCAGGGAGATGACCCGCCCGTTGACGACCGGGTTGTAAACCGTCACCCAATCGCCCTGCTGCACATGCGGCAACGGCAGGCAGGTCACTACGAGGTCCGTGGTTAAACCGGCGAGCTGTGTGTCCCGCATCGTCAGGGCGTAGGCGTCACACTCGGCCTGGGTGGTGAGCATCGTGGACGAGTAGAACTTCGGGTAGCGTCCGTGGGGGCCGCTGACCCTGAGCGGCCCGGCAGTGATCGCCGCATATCCCCGGATGGGGATCTGCGTCTGCGTGCCGTCCGCCGCGGTTGTCTGGTACTGCCCGTCCGCGTAAAACTCGTTGTACAGGCCCTCGTACTCCTGCTTACGGTCCACCCTGACGAGCAGGCCCTCGGGCCCGCCCTTCAACGTCGCCACGGGTGTTTGCGGGGTGAGTGGGTAGATTTCGAACTGTCCCGCACCGTTGAACCGGTAATCACAGTTGATCCGTTTGCACAGGTCTTGGACGGCGTTGAGCCGGTCGTCCTGGTAGACGAGGGTTTTGTTCACGGCACGGTCGGTGACACCCGCGGTGGTGACGACGGGTGCGATGTCACCGAGGAGGCGTTTGATCTCGCCCACAATCGTCGGGGAGGTGCCTTGCGGGGATTCGGGGGCGGGGAATCGGGCCTTCCCGATGAGGGTCCCGAGGTCGTCTCCCTCCACGCTGATCGTGGCCCCGCCGGACACGTGGGCGAGGCGTTTACCCGGGGCAACTGGGCTGTCGGGGGTGACAGTCCCCGCCTCGGTGATGGTGTACGAGACCCACGACTCCGCCGGGGTGGAGTGCGTGATCCGGTACCAGCCGAGGGGGACCGACCCGGCCCCGCCGACGTTGTACGTCACCTGCAGCCGCGACCCGCCAACACCGAGGGGGTCCTCTAGCAGCCACGGGGCGAGGGTCCCGTCCTTGTCCGTCAGGGACAGGGACACGGTCTGGATCTGCCGGGTCGTGTCCCACGAGAACTTAGCCGCCGACACGGGCAGTTGCACGTCCCACGCCAGTCTGCCGCCGTACCAAGCCCACACCGTGAGCGAGTCGCCGGCGCGGGAACCGTAGAGGGCGGCGAGGGTGTTCGCATCAATCTGACGCATCGGAACCCCCTAGGAGTAGCAGTTAGCGGAACCTGTGAAAGATGGGTCGGTGCCGGCTAGGTCGCACACAGCCCGCCAGTACATGGCCTTGACGGACCATTGGATTCGGAACGCTGCCGAAGCGCCGGACCCGGACATGGCAGTCACATTGAGGACCACCGATAGAAAGGTTGCATCCGGGGACAGCTTCTGGAGCGCAGTTCCGGCGATGGACTGGGTAATGGTGCCAGCGAAAATCGCGTCAACCTGGGCCATGTTTATGCTCCTGATGGGGATTTGAGGACGTCGAGGTAGGTCTTGGAAGCCAACGCCGTTTGTGCCTGCTGGTAGGTGGACCACAGCGCGGCAACAGTCCCGTACGTCCACACCGGAACAAGGACGTTCATGGCCGGGGCCGCGACGAGGTCACCGCTGAGTGCCCAGTTCGTGAGGGTCCCTCCGAAGCCGACCGTCACCGGGTGCTCGACGGGTTTCGCGGCGGCGTAGTAAGCGAGCCCGGGGATGCCGTTGTTGCGGACCCCGTTCGACCTGACCAGTAGGAGTGGGGTTTGCTGGAGCAGGTTCCGGAGCTGGGTGGTGACCGTGGCCGTGTTGGTGAACATGGAGAAGTCCACGCCCGCCGCGGCGAGCCGTTGCCCCATGAGGGCGACGGGCTGGGTGGAGCCAAGGATGGGGATGATATTCACCCCTGCCGCGTACTCCAACGACTTGACTGCGGCGGCTGTCAGGTACGGTTTGGAGGAGTCCTGTTTCGCCACGTCCACCGCGATAGCCGACGAGGGGACAAGGGGGTCCTGTATCCACCACGTGGCACTGTTCACGGTGGTGGTTTGCTGGGTTGCGCCCGCGCCGTAGTTCAGCCCGGACGTTACTTCCAGGTCGTAAGCTACGGTGCGGCCGAGGGGCGCTTCGTAGTCGACGATGGCGTTTGAGCCGTTGACCGTCCACTTCCTAGCGCCGCGGACTGCCTGGCGTTTACCGTCCGCGGTCCGCCACACGGTCACGACGTTGTCGGTGGGTGTGACGTCAGTGATGGTGACCTCAACCCGGGGGCAGGGGGCGTCCGTGCGCGGGTTCAACGCGATCACTGGGACATAGGTTTTCGCCGTGGAGGTGGAGGCGTTCGCAGCCCCGGTCCAGGCGTACATGACGCTGTTGGCGTTCACGAACCCGCCGTCGAAGTAGACCCCGACCGTGGCGGTAGCTTCGATGAGGATCGCTTCACCGTCGAACCAGTCGTTCACCGCCCAGCTCGACCCGCCCGTAACAGCCTGGGCAGTGAACACGGCGTTCGTGACCGCGGCTCCGGACGTGCCAATGACGGTGAGCTGCGTCCACGTGTTCGCGGTCAGGGCCACGTTCGCCCCGGTGACCGTGTTCACGATGGTGTTGGAGGCGTTGCGGAAGTCCACTTTCAGGTTCACGGTCTGCGCCTTCGAGCAGCGCACCCAGATCTGGGTCGCGTACTGCGTGTTAGCGGCGAGCCCGGACCCCGTGTACGAGATCCCGCCGCTAACAGCTGTCGTCGCTACAGTCCATGTCACCCGGGGGTATCCGGGAATGTTCTGGTAGCCGGCCCCTGAGTTCCAGGCAACCGCGGCGGTCCCGCTGGTCCCGGGAACAGCTGCGTAGTTCGTCGCGTTCGTCCCCGCGGACGGGTTCGTAGCGAGGTTCGTGCGGGTTGTCACGGACACGGGCGGCCTCCTATTAATCGGGTGGCCGAAGCCGTATCGTGTGGTACATGAACAACAAGCCCGGCTCGTCCGCCGTCCTGATCGCCTTCGGATTCATCGCCACCGCACTCGGTGGGGTGATGAACGTGATCGGCGCGGGATTGAACGCCGCCGAAGTCGTCAGCAAGTACGGTGCCGCGGAACACCCCGGCATGGGGTGGATCATCTTCGGGGCGATCTTCGCCGCCGCTGGGGTTGTCGGGCTGGCGGCGGGCTTCTACAAGCTCGCCGCCGCCGTCGACTACCTCGTGGGTCAGCGGGCCGGGCGCCTCCCGGCGTCTCGCCCTGCCGAACCGATGGCCCCCTGAGCGACCGTGTACATGCGGGAGTCGAGCTGTTCGTTCCCGACGTAGACATGCACAACAGGCGCCACCGGCTGGGGGGCTCCCTGCCCGGGCCACTGCCCGGTCTTGTTGGCGTGGAGCAGGTTGCCAGCGCCTAGGGACTGCACTGACGCCCGGTTGATGACGATCTCTCCGGGGGTGAGCCACGTAGGAACGGTGTCCGTCCCCTTGGGGCCGCCCGGAAAGCCGCCGCTGGCGAGATAGCTGACCATTCCACCGGCTGCGTTGTACTTGACCGGCTGGACATGCCCCGCGCCACCCGTGTTATCCACGTTTGAGTCGGATCGTTGCACGTCAACGTAGATGGTTTTGTCGCGGAGGGCTTCCAGCATGCCCTTGGTCGTTGCAAGTTTCGCGTTCGCCGCTGCCGTGTCGATCTCGATCCGCGTGGTGACCGCTGGGGGCACCTTATAGATGGAGCTGATGTAAGCCTCAGCGGCGTCGCGGTTCACGCCGTGCGCCACGGCATTCGCAATGATCTGCTCCCGCATCTCAGCGTATTTCTGCTTCGACTGGGCCGTGGCGTTCTGGAGTCCACCGTCAGCCTCAATGACCTTTTCCATGCCGGTGACCTGGCCGATCAGTTCCCCGCGCAATGCAACGGACGCAGCCGACATGTCCGTGATACTCGTCGTGGTGAATGTGATCTTCTTGCCGGTGGCGCTGATGTGGTCGCCCATGTTCGCCAGTGACGAATCAAAGGCGTTCTGAGCCTGCGCGGCACTGATGGTCTTGCCGTTCAGCTCATCCCACGCCATTTTTAACAGGCCCGCTGCGTCACTCTGCAACCGCATCTTCAAGGTCGTGTCAGCGGTTGTCGTTCCGGTTTTCGTCTGCGCGTCCGTTGCGGCCTGATACTGGGATACCGTGACGCCGTACTGGGCGGCTTGTGCCTGGAGTGCCGTCGTCTGCATGTTGGTGGCGCCCGTGCCCGCGTCCGTGGCGCCCTTGTAGGCGTGGTAGGCGTCGATGTTGTTGTTGATCTCGGTGGTATTCTGCTGGATCCCGTTGGTGAGGGTGTCCTTCGCGTGCTTCAGGCGAAGCGATGTGTCGGTCAGGTTCTCGTCACCCCGGCGCAACTGTTCACGCCGGTCAATTGCCGTCGCCATCGCGTTGTTGGTGGTGGAGATCGCGGCAGGTTCCCCCAGCATGGCGTTAAGCACGGTAATGGTGGACAGGCCGAGGGAATCGGCAGCGTCCCGCATTTCCTTGGTCGTCGCCGCGTGTGCAGCCTGTAGGCGGACGTTCTCGCCGATCAGGCCGTTGTCCCGCTGGACCGCGTCCCCGTAGCTCGTCATCGCTGCGGTGCCCTGGTCCGTGCCCAGCGCGGCAGTAGCTGCCATCATTCCTAGCCCGGACAGTGCCGCGGTGATAAGGCCCACGACGGGGATGGAAAGCTGCGTCTTGATGCCGAACATGGCGATCGCCGATCCGGCGATGTTCATGGCGGGGGCGACCGCCGTGGCCGTGGTTACCAATCCGGCGAGGACCGGGAGAGGCAGCGCGTTGAGGATGTCGGAGATCCCCGACAGTGCGCCGATCACCACTGGCCCCATGGGCGCGAACGCGGACAGGATATGCCCCGCAGTGGTCACCAGGTTCTCGATGAGGTGCATCACGGAGGGCAGGTTCTCTACCGCGTAGGAGATGAACTGGTTGAACCCATTTGTGCCGTTGAAGCTGAACAGCCATGTCACAAACTTGGAAAGTTCATTTCCGCCGGCCTGCAAGAGGGGCATCATCTGCTGGAGCCCGTCGAGGACGCCCCGTAGCGCAGTACCGCCGATCTGCCCAAGCTGTACGGAGAACTCGCCCGTCATGCGGGAGAGGAACGGCATGCGGCCGTTGATGCCGTCGATGGCTGACGAGAATGCGGAGAGCATCCCGGTAGCGGCGGTCCCTGCGAGCTGGTCTAGGTTGCCCTTGACTACGGTCAGGCCGGAAGCGTATGTATTGCCGACAGTGTCGCCGACCTGCATGGCGTCTTTGATGCCCTTGATGGCGAGGACCCCACTGACGCCCATGACGCCGAATGCCGCACCTAGACCGACTGCGGCAGCAGCGATGGGTGCGGCAGCGGACAGGACGGCGGGCGCCAGTGCGATGAGGACGCCGATGGCGGATACGCGCTGGTTGTTCGCTTGCGTGGCGCGCTTCGTTGACTCGGCTTCGGCGTCGTTCGCTGCGGCTTCTTCGGCTGACTTGCGTACCGATTCGGCTTTCGCGACGTTGAGCGCGGCGGTCGCCACTGTGCTTTTTTCGGTTGCGACCATGTCGGCACGGCGCGCTCGCGCGAGGGCTTCCTCAGCCGCAGCAACCTGCAAATCAGTGCGGCCCGACTTCGTCGTGACCGCTTCGTAACGCATCTCAGCGACCGACAGCGCGCCGGACGTGTTCAGCTTCGCCCGCTGCGCTGCTTCCAACCGATGTTCAGCCATGGCGACAGCGTCGAGCTTAGCTAGCGCGGGGCCGACGTTAGCGTCAACCTTCACCTCGGGGGCGAGCGCGCCAACCTCTTTAGCTTCAGCCTTCGCCTCGGCCATGCCCCTTTTGAAGTCGGAATCATCGACGGTGAGTTTCGCGTCAATGGAGCCAGTCGTTGTGGGGCCTTGGCTGGACATGGCTACTCCTGTGGTGGTGTTTCGTCAGTGCGGGGGCGAAGTTCTCTCAGTAGGCGTGAGTCGGACTTAAGTAATCCGGTCACGTAGTCGCGGAACTCGGGCCACGACGGGGTCTCGCGGTGGAGGTGGATCCCGTACTCGGAAGCGAAGTCAGCGACAATCAGGCCCCACTGGGCGAGGATGTCTTCCCAGGGGAAGGCGACCGTTTCTTGCGGGGTTTCGTACCATTCCCAGAGGCCTGTGGCGGCGTCGTAGTCTCCGCGCCCGTTGGGGTCGTCGGGGCCTGTCCGAGGGCTGTCACCAGCTCCTCCAGTACCGCTTTTGGGACGCCATGCTCCCACACCTGCTCTGCTGCTTCGCGGGCCGCCTGGAAGTCCGCGATGCCAGCCCAGAGGGCACGGTCAACCACGGAAGGGGGGACGCTGTCGGCGAGCATCTGCGCCTTCGTGTCGCCGAGAATGATCTCGGTGAGGTCGTTCAGGGACAGGTCTTCGCCCTTGGACGTGGCCGCGTGAATCCGCAAACCGTCCTGCAAGCTGATGGTGGGGAGTGTGTACTCTTTCCCGCGCACAGGGATGATGAGGGGTCCGACAATGTCTTCGTAGGGGCGCAAAGCCATGATGGTGTCCTTTGTGAGAGTGGTGTGAGAGTTGAGGGGTGGTGCGGGGGCCGGGTCACTCTCACGAAACCCGGCCCCCGGTTAGAGGGACCTACGCGCCGCGGGTGTAAGCGAACGCGGTCGACGAGCCGGCGGCGTTGGTGACGACGATGTTCGCCGCGCCAGCCGTGCCGGTCGGTACAACAGCTTCAATGAGGGAGTCGGACACGACATCCCAGGTCGTGGCGTTGACGGCGCCGAACTTCACGCCCGTGGTCGCGACGGTGCCGTTGAACCCGGCACCCGTGATGCGGACGAGCTGGCCCACGGAAGCGCCGGACGGGGTCGCGGTCGCAATGACCGGGATAGCCGGGGCGGTCGACGGGTTGGTGATGTCGGAGAGGACGCCGTCGCCCTTGAACGACGCGGTGACTTCCTCAACGTCGGCGACACCGGTCTTCGACTGGTTCCAGTCCACCAGGGCCCGACCGGACTTGGCGCCGGCGGCACCGTTGCGGTCGTACCAGCGGATGTACACGCGGGCCTGGTCGCCGAACTGGAACTGCGCCTGACGGACCAACTCCTGGCCCGGGTCGAACACGCCGCCGCTGGTGGGGCGGTTCGCCTTGATCGTGACGTCCCAGCCGGTGAGGGTCTTCTCGAAACTGTCGAAACCGTTGTTGTCGTACGTGGCGGTCGACTGGTTGGTGGCGTTCTCCTTGGGGGAGAAGTCCTGCATCCCCTTGAACGGGAGCCAGTTGGTGCCATCGGTCGAAACATCAACCTTGAAACGGCGTGCGAGGGAAACTGACATCGGGGTGCCTCCTACGGGGCTTTTTGGGCATGAAAAAAGCCCCACGGGTTCGTGAGGCTAGAAGGGGTGGGGCTATTCAGTTATGAGCGTGAGGGGGTTAGTCCCAGCCGCCGTCCGGGCGGGCCGTCGTGGGTGGGGTGTCGACGTCGAGGATGAACGTCTCGACGTGCTCGAAGCGTTTGTTCGCGTCCTGCACGAGCGGGACGCTGTTGTTGTGGAGCGCCTGGATGATGTTCGCGGACCCGAGCTGCTTGCCGCGGAGGCCCTGCAGCAGGTCACGCACGGCTGACGCTGTCTCGGTTGCGTCGAACGGGTCGCCGGCGGTACCGCGGACGTGGACTTCGAGGATGCCCCGCTCCATGGGGATCATCGTCCCCAGGGTGACGGGCGTGTAGTTCAGGACCACGCACCGGTCAGGGGTTTGCGGCCACGTGCCGAAGACGATCGCGTTGTCCGCAGCACTGTAGGGGCCGGTCGGCTTGTAAACGGCGATCGACGAATCCGAGATCATCTGTGCGATCCCGGTGAGTAGGTCCTTGGCGTAGCTCATGTGGCCCCTACTCTATGACTTTCCGGAGCTCCGTGGCGAGGATCTCAATGACTTTCGGGGCTTCGGAGAGGACCGCTGATTCGAGGTAGAGCCGCTGCCCGACTTCGTGGCGGAGCAGCTCGTAATGCTGATACCGGGCGTAGGGTCCGGCGTAGTTCACCACAGCGCCTTTGCGGTCGGTGGTGTTCGCCACGGCCGCGCTTGCCCGCAGGTCACCGGACTCCAGCGGCGTCCGGTCCACGGCCACGCCGCGGAGATGCTCCATGGCTTTGAAGCTCGCGGCGGGGATCGCCTCTATGACGGCGGTGGTGATCTCGTCGAGGTGGATGCTGAACGTCTCACCCATGATTGCCTACTTCAGGTAGATGGCGGCGTGTTCGGGGAGGCCGAGCCCGGGGGCGTCGTTGACGTTCTGGCTGATGACGTGCGACACGCGCCCTCCGGTGGTGACTTTGGAGTCCGGGGTGAACCGGGCCCCGTCGGCCACGCTGCAGTACAGGGTGGAGGCGGCGACAACCTGTTGCCCTGCCGCGTCACGGACGAGCTGCAGCTTCCCCTCCAGGAATCCCGGAACCGTCGCGGGTGCGGCGTACACGTCACCCGCCGCGCCAGTGCCCTGGAAGGTTTCCACGGTCACGGTGTGGACGAAGAAACTCTCGATGCCGGTCACCCGTAGATCCAGACGTTGGAGGCGAGGAGGTTGTTCTGCGCGAGTTTGCGCTGCGCGGCGGGAACCAGGCCATTCAGTGCGCGCTCCTTCGCCGTTGCGGCTTGCGCGGCGTCGGCGAGGGTGATGTGCGCGGATCCAATGGACTTCTGGGACGCCACAGTGGCGGTGATAACCCCGCCGAGGTTCGGGTCGATGCCGAGGGCCGCCCACGCCGCGGCCTGGATGCACGTCGCGTCCTGCAGCGCCTTCAACACGACGGGGTCGGTTGCGAGGCCCGTGGCCGGGTCGACCGCGTAGTAGGCGCCCTTCGTCGCGGACAGGACCATGGACGTAGCTTCCCGCAGCAGGGCGGCGGCGTTCGTCGGGGCGGTCGTGGATGTCCAGGCGGCGAGGTCCGCGGGGGCGGCGAGGGCGTCAGGGATGACGAAATTGCCGAACAAGCCAGCCATGCGGGCCTCCTCAAAAGTTGGGTAGGAATCCATAGGAACACTAGGGAAGTTCCTATATGATTAGTCCTATGATTATTGACACAGAGTTGGTTGAACGCACCATAGGTGCCAACGTCAAGCTTTACCGCAATGCAATCGGCATGAGCGCGACCCAATTAGGCGCTCGGTTCGCTCAGGTCCTGAACAAGCGCCAGGTGGCTCGCCAAGTCATGTACATGATGGAATCTGGCAACAGGTCCTTCAGGGCCGCCGAACTTCTCGCACTTGCACAGATCCTTGGCGTATCCGTTGACGATCTGTTCAGATCAGTCGATTTCACGACAGTGGACGACATCCCCAAAACCCCGAAGGAGAGGCTGGAAGAAGCAAAAGCCGGTCGCGATGTAGCGTGGGAGCAGGTCCGTTCGTGAGTGCAGAGGCAGGGCGTGATCCCGTCCCAGTTCACTAGAACATTCGATGCTTCGTTCTAGTAGAAGCGCTTCCAACTAGAACCGTGCCACAGCTTTAGGGGCGCGAAAAAGGTGGGCGCAATTATTCCAAGTTCTGTCGTATAAGCCTGACGTTGTTCCCGTAGGCCCCACCTGTATTCGGCAAAGCGGCTAGTTAGGGACCCTCAAGGGCCGATCCACTCAAGGAGCGCGGTGACAGCACCGCAGGCAATCCTTGACGGGTCCCTAACTAGGCACATCTTACTCTGTTGACTCTCCTGGCGTCTCGACCGGATCATCCCCAGGCGTTGGGCCGGCGCCGAAGCGCTCGATCAGATCCGCCTTCGTCAGCGCCTCAGCCTCGTCCGGGGACAGTCCCTGCACCACAGCCCAGCCCACCCATTCGGCCTTCACGGCGTTCAGGGCGGGACGGGACTCCGGCAGCGACGGGACACCCTCGGGGCGTTCGCCCTCCACGTACGGGGACCCGTCCGGGCGGACACGGCGGAGGTGACCCTTCGCCAGACGGTCCGCGACACTCTCGTGCAGGGGCAGGGACAGTTCGAACACGCCGCCTCCCTCGCCGAGGATGTGGACGGTTGCCTTCTCCTCGGCGGCGCTCATCGGCGGTTCGTCCGGAGCGCGGTGACGGTGCCGGTGAACCCGGCCTGCAGGTCCAGGCTCACGGAGCCGTCGTTCTGCAGGAAGCGGGCGGACTCGACCGGGCCGATGAACACGGTCGCGCCGGCGCCCACGGACACGGTCAGGTCGCCCTGCCCAGAGGATTCCGCGAGCGGGAAGGTACCGGCGCGGAGGATCGCGTTCAGGGCCCCGGCGGTGGTGTTCTTGACCCGCAGGACCAGCACCTCGGGGCGGGCCCCGGTGATGGTGTGCCCGTTGGTTGGGTCGGCGGTGGTGCCTGCCGGGTCCGCGGTGGACACCGCGGCCGTCAGGTCGGTAACAGGTACGAGGGTACGTGCCATGGTTCAGGCTCCTTAGGAGATGGTGACGAGGGCGGACGCGAGGAAATCGGGGCGGACCAGCTTGCCGCCGTAGAGGACGAGGCCCTTCACGGCGTCGGAGAAGCTGTTCTGCGGACGGTAAGCCTCGACCTTGTTGATCTGCTCCGCGAACGTGTACGCCGCGTTGGTGCCGGCGATCGTCACGTACTCGGACCCGGTGGTGTTCGGGGCGTTGTTCGTGAGGCGGATGTCGAAGCCGGCGGCGCGGCCGACCATACCGTTGCGGAGCGCTTCGGAGGTGCCGGACTCGTTGACCTTCACGAAGCGGGAGTCGCGGAGCAGGGCGCCGTGCGCTTCGGGGCGGACGTTGATCCAGCGGCCCTCGGTGGGGACGTTCGCGAGGTCGAGCTTGATCTTCAGCGGCACGAGAACCTTGTCGTAGAAGTCCGACGGGGTGTTCGCGGCCACAGCGATCGAACCGACCTGGTTCGTGGTCTGGATGCCCGTGTACATGGTGTTCGCCACGTACTGGTCGATGACGTCGGCGAAACCGTACGCGGCTTCGGACATTGACTGGGGGATGACGTTGCCCTTCGCCTGCCGGGCGTCGACGTCGTCCACGGCGAACGCGAAGAACTTCGACTGATCCACGACGAGGGTCCGCTGCGAGTCGTTGACCTGCTCCGGGTTGATCGTGGTCTGGTTCGGCACGTAGGTGGAGATCGTCGGGCGGCCCACGGAGGTGATGCGGACCGTGTCGCCGGCGGCGCTGATCTCACCCTCGTAGTCGCGGTTGACGCAGTCGCCGTAGACGAGGGCCTTGCGGGTGGCTACCAGGAGGTTGGCGGACCAAATCTCCGGGCGGAAGTTGATGATGCTCACGGATGATGCCTTTCAGTTATCCGAGGAGGTTCCGCAGCAGGCCCTTTTCCTGGGCTGCGACGATCTGCTCGGGGGACATGGTTTTGAGCTGCTGCTCAGTGATTTGGCCTTGCTCGCCGGTCCCGCCGGTCTGCTCGATGCCGCTCGCGCCAGCCGCCCGGGCTGCTTTGAGTGATGCGTTCGCCGACACGGCCGCGGTGATGGCTGCGGCGATGGCGTCCCCGTCGGCGGGGTCCAGCCCCTTGACGGAAGTGAGGAAGGAGTTGGAGTCCAGCAGTTTCGCCGGGTCAGCTCCGGCCGCGGAGGCGGCTTTGAAGATCGCGAGTTCGCGGGCGGTCGCGGCGCGTGCTTCGCGTTCGGCGGCGAGGTCGGCGGCGACCTTCGCCGGGTCGGGGGCGGGTTCGCCGTCTTTGGTGAGGCCGAGCTTCTGGAGGAGCTCGTTGCGGGCCTCTTCGGCGGCCTGCTTCTTGGCGTTGACCCGTTCGTCGCCGTTCTGCTTGCGGAGCTTCTCGATCTCGGCGCGGGCCGCGGCGGGGTCATCCCAGACGGCCTTGGACGCCTCGGTGGTTGCCTGCCCAGCCTCGGTGGACTGGGAGCCTGTAGTGGCCTCGGTGCTCGTCTGCTGGGCTTCCTGCGTTGCTGCGCCGGCTTCGGTGGTGGTTGCTGCTTCGGTACTCATGTGGTGTCCTCCCGGGACGGTTGTGAGAGTGGTGATAAAATCGGGGTTATGACTGACGCCGCTTGAGTAGTTGCTGGAGCCGATGATCACGGCGCCGGGAACGCTTCGCGGCATAGGGATTTGAACCGCCCGGATTGGTACCGGTCAGGCGCGGGTAAAGCAGTTCACGGGGCACCTGCACAAAAGCCCCGCACACTTTCCCTCTGGAGTGGTTAGAGCCAGCCGAGCCGCTGGAACAGCCGCTCGAAGTCGCCTGGGGTGACCAGTTCCGGGATGTTCGGGAACAGGTGGAACCCGGCGAGGGTGTAAATGTCGTCGGAGAGCTGCGAGCAGTTCTCATTGGGGCGTTGGGACAGCCATTTCGCGACCCACCCGTCGACCTTCCGGCCGGTCAGCCGCTCCCACAGGAGGGGCGGGTAGATCGCGTAGTTGTAGGGCCGGCCGATGAACTCGGCGGCGGCGTCCCGGATCATGTCCTGCTGGGTGGTGGTGAGGCCGAAGCGGGACCAGTCGACGGTGGGGTAGTCGCTGATGGACCGGTACCGGACGCCGCCCGGTTCGGCGCTGATGCACTCGGTCTCGGAGACGGCGATGATGACGTGGTGGGTGTGGGATCGGGTGGCCCATTCGATGGCCTTGCCGATCCAGCCGGTGGAGTACCGGCGGAGCCCGACCTGACCCGTCAGCATGGTTAGGCCGAGCGCTTGATGCTGTGGGGATTGCTGATGTTCTCCGGAATGGTGACGCCAGCCTTGATGAGTGCCTCCACGACAGCGTCCGCGAGGTTGATCAGATCAATCCCGCCGTCCTCGTCATCATCGATATCGGGGTACGGGTCGATGCCTTGCTTTTCGAGTTCCTTCTCCAGCGCGTCCATGGCATGGTTCTTGGCGTGGCTGTTCTCGGCCGGTTCATATCCGGCGGGGATTTCTCGCGTCATGGGGTTCTCCTTTATTTGTTGCCGAGGTCGGTTTGTTCGCGTCGTGTGCGGCGGAGCAGGCCCGTAGCTTGGGTGTGGGCGCGGACGTTCGCCTGCGCGGTCCGGAGCGCCCGTGCTGCTTGGGCGCGTTGGGTGTCGGTGATCGCCGCAGCGACGACCTGCCGATGTTTGCGGACCTCGCGTTCAAGGGCGCGGAGGCACTGCGTGTCCCGGTACTTACCCTCGTCGGCGGCCGTCCACTGGTTCGGGACCAGCAATGTCACGCCGGGCAGGTACGCGGTGAGGGTGTGTTTGCAGTTCGGATGGAACAGGCCCGCCGCGGTGGCTTCTTCGATGGTCGCGGCGACGTCGAACGTCACCGGCTCCCCGGTGGAGGCGTCCGGTTCGGTGGCCGGGCCCGCGCCACGGTCGGCGAGGACGCGGCCTTCCCAGGGGGCACACAGCAGGCAGGGCCGGCCCGTCGTGGAGATGGTGAAGTAGTGGATCCCGGCGAGGGTGAGGCGGTCCCGGTGGGATGCGTTGTAAGCCCGCTGCGTGGCGGTCCGGACCGCCATTTCGACGTAGGTGGAGAGGTTCCACTGACGCCCGTTCACGTCGGTGAAACCCGTCACGCCGCGGGAGGTGAGTTCCCGCCACGCCTGCGCCTGCGCCTCCGCCGGTGTCGCCTTCGCCATCGTGTTGTGGATGATGTCCAGGGACGGGTTGATCTGCACGAGCGCACCGTTGACGGTCGCGGCCCGGTACGCGTCGTCCCCGAACCGGGTGATCCGTGCAGCGGCCGCGCCAAGACGTTGGGCGAGGTCCTCGGCGATGAACCGGGACGCCGTCACATCGTGGGGGAGGATGTCCGCCATCGGCGAGGCGGTGAACCCGGCGACCCGGCGCTCCAATGCCCGGACTTCACGGGCGGCGGTGACGTTGCCGTTGCGTGCCGCAGTGTCAGCGACCCGCGCCGCGAGGGTGTGGACCTTCGCGGTCACATCCGCCGCCACCGACCGGGATAGCCGGGTCAGGTCGGTGCGGAGCGCGACGGCGCGGGCAGGGGAAGCGATAGCCGCCCGCACCAACACCGCCGAGCCGGTAACCAGCCGGGCCTCAGCGGCGGCGAACACCACCGTCACCGCCGCGGCGAGCCGGTCAACCGTCGACGGCAGCGACTCCGTCTCCTGGGGCTGCACCATTCAGGCTCCCCTCAGGTGCCCCGTCTCCGGGGTGCTCGAACATCGGATCCGGTAAGGCCGGGCCCTGGTTGGTTGCGCGTTCCGCCTGAATCAGCGCGACTTCCTCGTCGACGTCGTCTTCGTCCCAGTCCGGGTGGACCATGCCGACGATGACCTTGTCCGACGCGGCCTCCGCCGCCCTGAGCGCTTGGACGGTCTGCGCGATCGACAGGGGCGATTCCTGCACCCCGTCGGTGAACAGCACGTCCGGCTCCTGCGGTGTCACCTGCGAACTGAACAGGGCCTGATCGACGGCGAGGAGCTTCTCCGCAAACCGGGCAATCGCCGGCCGCCAGATCCGGATCTTCCGATCCCGGGTCAGGAGCGAGCGTTGCTGCTTGGACTCGACTTCGGTCGCGGTCTTGATGGGGCCGCCGCCGTCGTAAATCCCGAACGTCTCCGACGAATACCCGGCGAGCTGCAGGATGTCTTGCACCAACTGGGCGGCCGTGTCCTTGTGCTCCTGGACGCGGATCTTGAACTGGACCTGTTCGATCTGGTCCGACAGCTTCGAATCGGCGCCGGCGAGCATGTTCATGGAGGCGTAGGCTTCCTGCTCCGCGTTGAACGCCTGCCCGTTGCCGGTGCCGACGTTGTCGAGGAGGGACTTCGCGATCATGATCCGCGACTTCCCCAGGCGCACGTCGCGCATCCACGAGGTGTAAACCTCGTCGAGGGCGTCCATGAGCTGCTCGACCCCGTCAAGGTCGGAGCGGCCCAGGTTGCGGCCGTTCGGGTCGGTACGCCAGCGCCGGTTCGGGGACTGGTTGGGGACGTAGAACACGCACAGGCCCGGGGTCTCGGAGGAGATCAGCCCGAACGCGTCCACATGGTTCGCGAGGCCCGCGGTGGCGGGCTGCTCGGTGAGGGGGATGGGGTGGCCGAGTTTGTCCTCTTCGCCCTCGTACAAGCCGTGGAGGATGATGCCCGTGCCCGTGGCATCCGTTTCGTGTCGTTCAAGGTGCCGGTACACGCGTTTGCCGTCCCGGGCGATGACCTGCCAGAACGTCACCGCCGTCAGCCGGCCCCACGTGAATTCGGGGATCGCCTGATCGGCGTCGACGTGGGTGAGGAACGGGGCGTCAGGGGAGACCGTGTCATCCCAGGTGACCCGCAGGTACACGCCACCGAGGGCTGCGGCGACTTCGGCGGCCTGCGCGAGCTCGGTGTGGAGGCCGTCGTCGCAGAGTTCGTCAAGGCGGGCCTGGGTTTTCTCATCCTCGGCCTTGAGGGTGATCTGGTCCGCGAAGAGCAGGTCCGCGCTGGCTTGGCAGAGTTCGGCGGCGATCGGGACGTGGAGCTTCACGCGCCGGTCCGGGCCGCGGGACGCCTCACCCCAGAACCAGCGGGTCAGTGCACGACCCACTGTGGCACGGAACCCGCCATGATCGGACGCGAAGAACCCCGTCGCGGTCGGGTCAGACCCGGACGCGCCACCATACACGGTGGAGAGCTGGTCGGAGTCGCCGGCGTACCAAGCGGACCACACACCCATCATCGGCAGGGTCCGCACCACCTGGGCGGGCGGCCATGCTTGGGTGGTCTGTGGCAAAGCCATCGGGCACGCCCTCTCAGAAGGTGATGTTGGGTCCTAGTTCGGACCGCCATTGGGATTCCGTGGTGACAATCGCGTACCGCATCGCATCGAGCGAGTCGTCGTCCCGTTTCACCGGGGCGTCCTCACCACGCTCAGTCGCTTTCGTGTCCCACACGTAGTCGGTGATCTCGTTCAACACGCCCGTGCACCGGTCACTGATGAGCAGGTGCCCTTGGGCGAGGAGGGACGAGATCGTGCCGATGCCGTAGGTGACGTCCTTCCGTGCGCCCTGGGAGTACACGCCGGCGAGGCGGAGTTCCTCACGGAAGTCAGCGGCTGCGGAGTCCACGATCACCCACTCGGGGACGAGGTTCAGTTGTTCGGGGTGGTGGGGTGCCCGGATCCAGTCCTTGATCGTTTTCGCCTGCTGTGAGGGGGCTTGACGGATCTGGTTCACGGCGACGTCGATGCGGAGTTCGTCCATGAGGTAGAGGCGCCGGTCGTAGCCGAGGCCCAGGAGCACCGCGGAGGTGGCGTGCTGGGTGCCGAAGTCCACGGCGACAGCGAGGGCCCGGCGGATCGGCGGGAGCCGCTCCCACTGGACCACATGCTTGGTGGGGTCCCACATGTCGTAGACGGCGCCCTCAGCGTTCGTCCACAACCCTTTGATCATCCGGTCGTAGAAGACCCCCGTGTAGGAGGCCTTCATGTCCGCGACATACTCAGCCGTCAACGACGGGTTGTCGTCCATGACGAAGTGGAAGACCTGCATGTTCTTCTCGGCGGCCTTGAGGATCCACTCAAGGCGAAGCCAGTGCCGGGTGCTACCGGGGTTAGTGGTCGCCAAGAGCCGGGGCGGGTTCGGTGTGCGCAGACGCGACACCAACATGGCCCAGAACCCTTCGGGCAAAAGCGTCGCCTCATCGACGTAGCCCAGCTCAATGGTTGATCCGCGGATCTTCTCTTCAGCGATGACGTTGTTCGCGCCGACGAGCTCGACTTCCTTACCGAGGATCACCGCGACGTTGGAGCCGCGGGTATGGTCCACGAACCCGGCCAAAGTGCCGAACAGTCGAGGGTCCTGCAGTGGGGCGATGATGTTCCGCTCGATCGTCTGCAAGGTCTTGCCCATGATGACGATCAGGCCAGTGCCCTTCGCCTGGCGGACGGCGAACAGGAACGCGAAGAGTGAGGCGATGGTCTTACCGGCCGAAACAGCACCGACCCACAAGGTGATTTTCCGGTCCTCGGACTCAATGACCGAACCGATCTGCTTGTCCGACAGCGCCTGGCTCACCGGCTCTCATCCCCCACAGGAGCCCGCTTCGCCGCTGATGCATGATGCGCTCGGAAACCGGCCAAGAGGGAATCCACCACTGAATCAGTTGCCGCCATATCCTGCCCGGAATTCACTGCCTCGAGGTTCTTCGCCACGGAAGCATACGCGGACACCGATCCCGACAGCGCACGTTCCTCAACAGCCGGCACGAAGTCCAATTCCTGCGGTTCCTGCCGCCCAGGGCTCACCGGAACAAGCGTCTTGAACGTCGGCGCATTCAACCGGGCCATGACCTTCTTAGCCCGCTCGTACTGCAACTGGATCAACTCAGCTCGGGCTAACGCAGCATCGAACTTCACTGCTTGAGTCGCCTCGTATGTACGCTCGTTCCGAACCGTTCGGACGCCTGCTTCTTTGGCCCATCCTGCGACGGTGCCTTTGGCAATCCCGAGTTGGTCTTGGACGGCTGTTGGGCCTTGGGTGCGGTAGAGCTCTACGGCTTCGGCGCGTTGTGTCTCGGTGTACTTGCTAGCAGGCACAATGCGCTCACCGCCTTATGTGTGATTGTTGAGAATCAGCCGTTACTGGTTAGGCGGCTTTGACGTCGGGTGCGTAGACGTAGTCGAGGAAGCCACAGCGGATCTGCGCTTCGTTGAGTCTGGAGGCTTCCGCGGCGAGGTAGGCGTAGGAGCCGGTGATGGCCCGGAAGAACGGGGGCACCTTGGGGAGTGCGGCTAACCGGGTGGGGTGTTCTTCCAGTACGCCGCGGGTCATGATCGCCCCGCGGGGGGATGCGGTCAGTTCAAAGACAAGCTGCTTCATGCCGCCCTCCCGATGAGTTCGTGTCGGGTTCCGCGTTCCACGGACTGCCAAGCTTGGGCGTGAAAGGTCGCCGCGTTGCCTTCGCCGGCCTTGAGGATGTGCAGGTAGCCTCTGTCGTCCACGTGCCAGCCCGTCCCGTCGGGGATCGCGACCGTGTCTGTTGCGGTGATGACGGTGATTGCCATGGTGTTACTCCTGTTTGGTGTTATGCGGTGATGATGGTGAGGGAGGCGAGGTCGAAGCCGTTCTCCGTGACGTCGAAGACGAGGAGGCCCGGGTCGGAGTCGCGGCCTTGGACTTGCCGGTACCAGTCGGAGCCGTTGTCCAGGGTCGGGGCTCCCAGGCACCAGCGTTGCCGACCCGTGTGTGGGTTGCGGCCGGCGACGTTGCTGCTGAACGTGTGGTAGTGCCCGTGGACGAGGATGTCAGCGGTCGCTGCTGCTTGCGCACCGAACGTTTGCTTCTCCCACCAGGACACACCCTGCCCGGGGGCGAACTGGTTCCCGTGGACGAGACCCACCCGTGTGCCGAGGAGATCAACGGCCACGGACTCGTCGTACGTGTCGGGCCGGAACCAGGCGACGTCCATGCCGCGGTCCTCGGTGCGGTACTGGACTTGGGTGTGCATGAGGAGGCCGAGGTCATCGGAGGGGCGTCCGAGGTTCTGCTTACCGTTCCGCCACGCGGTGTGGTTTGACGGGACCCCGGCGACGGTGACGGGTGCGTGCTTGTGGGCGGTGTTGACGAACTTGAACAGTTCCGTCCCGTACGTGTCGAGTTGCTGGGCGAGGGACAGGTCATTCGTGAACATCGGGTTCCCGCCGGATTCGAACCCTTCGATCCCGTCGCCGACGTCGGCGAGGAGGATCCGGGTGATGTCCTTGGCGGCGAGGTGGGTGTCGAGTTTGGCCCGGATGATCGTGGACCGTTCGATGAGTTCCTTCGTCCCACCGCGCCGGCCGGTTTTCCCCACCTGGGGGTCGGCGTAGACGATCACGGTCCCGCGGGTCCCCGTGACGGGTACCGGGCGGGGTGTGGACGCTTCGGCAGCCGCGTACAAGGCGGGCAGGTCCACATGCTCGAAGTTGCGCCCACCCTTGGGGCGGACGTTGTTCAACTTATTCCAAAAACCGCCGGCCGGGTTGGAAGTGACCCCCCAGTTGAACGTGACCCGGTCGGGGTCCTGCCCGGTGGAGGCGATGAACTTCCGGAAGTCCTCGTACCCCCACGCCCTCGCGGAGGTGAGCGTGTACGAGGTGACACCCTCGTCGGTGCCGCCCTTGTCGGGGGTGCAGCAGCACTGGCCGGCGCGGTGCCGGCGGATCGTCCGCTCACCCACACCCAGGTCCCGGGCGACGGCCGGGGTTTCCGTCTCCGTGGACGGGTGGGCGGCGGCGGCCTCAGCGTACTTGCACAACGCCATAGCCGCTCTCCTTCACTGGGGTGATCTACTGGATCGGCCGCGTTCTCGATCGTTGGTCGGCGTCTTTCGATCAGCTGGCTACCGTGGATTCGAACCACGAACCGACGCATTAACAGTGCGTTGCTCTGCCGTTGAGCTAGTAACCAATGCACCCGCGACCCCCGTGTGAACGGTAGGTAGCGGGGCGGGGCGGCTCCTTTGAGTGGGGAGCTGCTGAGGACCACGGACAGCCTCACGGCTGGCCACCCAGAGCAGCGGCCCTGCCGCGTGACAGGACTTGATGGGCTCGCGCTATAACGGGCGCTTCCCGCCCCGGCCTTCACTTATGCATCCGGGGTGATCTGTGGTGCCAGCCCCGGGAGGATCTGCAGCACTCCCGGGGCCAACGTTGCCAACCTCTTACCCAGGGATGGCGCTGGGGCATGAAAGAGGCCCGCCGGTCTGGGGGAATACGGCGGGCCTCGTGCGCGTGAGTGGAGGTCTCAAGGCCACTTCTCGCAGTTTGTTCATTACCTACGTTACAGGTGTTCCGCAAAGATGTCTAGTGTTCCGCCTCACGGGTGTGTCGCCTCTACAGCGCCCACGCCTGCCGGTAGTCCGGGTGGTCGGCGTATACCGCGGCAAGGTACTTGACCGCAAGTTCCAGCCCCTTGACCATGCCACCCGAGACGAGCTTTACGCCGAACTCTGTGGTCACATCCACTGCGGCCTCCGCACCCACGCATGAGCGGTATGACTTGATGATCGCCCGTTTCGCGGCGCACTCGGCAAGGACACGGGCAGGGTCGTGGCGGGCGATGTGGGCGGCCTGCTCGTGGTTCATTGAACCCATCTCGTCGCTGACCATGATGTTCATGTAGGCGCCGTCAACGTTCGGCATCGCGCTTGACGTGTTAGCTTCCCACTCGCCTTTGTCGTGCTTGTCTTCGCCGAAGAATCCATCCTCGAACGCTGCCCGCGCTGCCGCCTCATCCTCACTCACGCGGGCTTCCAGGAACTCAGTGATCGTCATGCTGCCAGCCTCTCACGTCGGGCCGCGGACACGGCCTGCGCTCTCTCCCACAGATTACGGACCTTCCGCACCTGATACACCGCCCGCCCGTCACGGACCCCCATAGGGGCGAGCTTCCCCCGGTTCACCCACACCGCCACCTTGTTCTGCGGGAACACCAACGCCCGGACCGGGTCGGAGAGGATCCGGGTGAGCTCCGCCGCGGTCGCCGTCGCGGGGCCGGCCGCGACCAGAGCGCGTTCCCGCCAGTCCGTCACATCCCACGTCGCCCCGCACGTCCGGCACCGCGCCTCAGGTTTCCCCTCCGGCGCGTACACGGGCGTCCCGCACTCCACCCCGCCCTCCTCAGTCGGGCAGATCCCGGCGAAGATCCTCGGCGCTGCCCGGTCCGTTGCCCGGTCGCAGTCCGTCAACGCTTCCCGGAGTTCCTGCTTCAACACCGGCGCCCACTCCTGCTCCCGTACCTCGCGGATCTGTGCGAGCAGCACGGCGGCGGCCTTCACAGCGTGGGGTTCGGTGTGCCCGAGGGCGCGGGCCCAGCCGGTGAGGATAACGTTCAGGGTGCGGCCGGTGTCGTACGCCCTGGCGTTCGTGGGTTCGCTGGGGGAGGAGTGCCCGGAGGATCCTACGGACCCGTTCCCGACGTTCATGCGGGCCGCGGACGCCCAGATCGCTTCGACCGTGGACTCCACCCTCCGCAGGTCGTCGAGGAGGATGTCCCGGCATCCCGGGCAAAGGTAGATACCCTCGGGCTGGTCGTCACAGGCGCAGTTGGTCACCCTCACAGTTTACCCGGAAGTTCCGTCGTGTTCCGTATCGTTGCCGTGTCGTGGGCAGTCAGGGTTCGTGGGTCTTGTGGTGCGCGGGTTGTACACGGAGCGGGGACATGTGCAGAGGTCAGCCACGGTAATCGCATTCCCTCTTGTGCCGCTCCAGTTCTTCGCGGAGCATCCTGACTTGGTATGCCTGCGGTTCGTACTGGCGCAGGCGTTCGAGGTTGTGCGCGTCCGCGATTTCGTTCCAGTTCGGGGATTGTTCGAGACGCTTCCACGCCCGCTCGTAGAACTTATGAAGAACGCCGGCCTCCTGGACGCAAAATCTGCTGTTCAGGATTTCCGGCGCGTACTTGGGCCAGTAGTAATGCCCAGACCGGGCAGCGCACACCCATAATTCGACGCTGACAGCAAGGGTCCGCAGCAGGTGAAGGTCCGCCTTTGTTGCCCCTCTGAAGGGGGAGTGCGAGCGGCTCATCACAGCCCCACCAGGTACATGGCGATCCGGCCGAGGATCACGAATGTCAGGATCACCATCACGTAACACGCGACCCGTTCCCACACTGCCATGCGGCCACCATAGACCCAACCTTCGGCGAGCGGTCCAGGGTTGTTTTTGCGGCTCATCAGTGGCACTCGCAAGGGCAGTCCGCGGCGTCGTCATTCCACGTGTCCCATCCCTCGGTGTTGCAGTTCCGGTGCTTCCCGTCCCGACATTCCGGGTTCGGGATGATCTGCGGCTCATTGGCGTTCATTTGCAGTCTCCTTTGTGGCCTTCGTTGAGCCAGCAGCGGATCTCGTTGCGGCCGTCCATGAGCCGGGTAGGGCATGACCTTGGTGGCGGCGGCGGCTTGAAGGTCGGCATCTGGTAGTAGCCGTCGACGGGTGCGTAGTAGGTGCCGTCGCCGCGGTCCACGAAGTCCAAAAGGTCATCGCTCATGGCATCCTTTCGAGTTTGTAGCAAGTCCCGGCAACGTCTTCCCCGCCACGGCTCCGGCAGTCTGCTTCCCTGTTGTGGGCGTTGGTGCACCCGATGAAGCAGAACAGCAGGAACGCGACCAGGGCTGCCGCGACAAGCGCCCTCACCCTTCACCCCGCACAGCAGCGGCACTGGCGCGGACTCGTCGGGCTTCGTGACGGATTGCGGAGAGTGTCGCCGCCGCCGGGGCAGTCATCGGCATCTCGGCCCAAACCGCGACCATAGTTTCAGCTGACTTGTCCATGACAGCCGCCGCTTCTTCCAGCGCCATCGCCGCTGCTTCCTTGACCGGTCCGAACCCCGCAGCGGTGAGCATCGAGGCCTGGTGTTCTGACAATGCCCTCACTCTGCTGTGGATCGTCGGGAGACGCCACTTAAACTCATCCCCGCAGAAACATGCGCCACCACGCTGATCTAAGTCGAGTACAACGAACGCGTGCGCCGCGAGAACTTCCGCCATCCCGCTCATGCCGGCCCCTCCGTTGCGGTGAGCGCGGCACGGATGGAGTCTGCCGCATGGTCGAAGGCGGCTCCGGTCTCATCGGGGCCGTGGCCTTCCTGCCACGCTCCCCAACCGAATTCGCCCTTGTAGCGCCACGTCTCAGCGAGGATCGCTACAGCGTCCAGCTTGGCCTGTTGTTCCCGCACAAGGGCGAGGAGGGCGAGCGTATCGGCTGCCTCGTCTTGCGTGGCAGTCTTGCCGAGGTAGAGGTTGGTCTCTGCTCGTGACTGGATGGCGTTGAGGTCCGGGAGGTTCGCGGCGGTCATGCGCTCACCTTCGTCCCGCAAAGGGCGCAGTAGCCGGCCTTGATCATCCCGTGATGCCCAAGCTTGGCGCAGGCCCGACGGGAGAACCTACTGGCTGATGGTGGCGGCCATACGGACCATTCGACCGGACGGTCCTCGGTGTTCTCGCTCATTGTGTTCCTTCCTGGTGGGCGGTCAGCCCGGGGGTTACGTCGAATTGCCACTCGACAAAGCCGTCGATGTCGAAGCTGGCGACGATCGGGCCGGACTTGTCCATGTCCCTCGGCACGCAGTTCTCGTCGCGGTCGTCCGAGTCTGGTCCGTCGTAGACGTGCCCTGCTTCACTGTCGAACCAGCCCTGCATCCAGCACTCGTCGTGCTTCACGAAGGGGTGGTCCTTGTCGTGCTCGTCGTCCCAGGATTCGCAGTCGCAGTCCGGGTAGGAGTGGCACTTACTGTCCCCGTCGCCGCGGCATTCGAACTTGACCGCTGCTTCCTCATAGCGCCAGCCATCCTCATCTGCTCGGCCCGGGGTAACAGTGACGTAGTGCACGTGCCCGCTCATGCTCTTACCCGCCATGCGAGGTGCCGGCCGGGTTGCAGCTGCTCACCGAAGAAGCAGGCGAGGCGGCGGCGCAACGACCACGGAGCCGCCCTCACGACTGGGCCTCAGGGGTGAACAGGACGGTCACAGATCCGTGGACCCGAATTAGGTGCTTGCTGGAGGATCCAAACCCTGCGGACATCCCCTCCCAGCAGACGTAACCTTCCCGGGAATTAACGAAGCACACCCCGTTGGCCTCAACGATGCTCCACGCGGGCAATGCTTCTAGTTCATCCTCGGTGGTGATGGTGCGGAGCTGGGCGGCTTTGAGGGCCTTGGCGTCACGGTCGATGCGTTCCAGGAGTGCGCGGCCGATCGTGGGGGAGAGTCGCTCCCCGCTGTTCACGCCGATCCGGGCGGCCGCGAGGTACGTGGGTTCGTCACGGGCGCTCACTGGGCGGCCTCGTTGGCTGCCGGGTCGATCATGCGGTCGAGGAGTTCGAGGGCGGACGTTTTGAGGGTTTCAACAGTGGGGGCGAGGGCGGCCCGTGCGGCGTCCCATGCGGCGTCCCATGCGGCGGCCCGTGCGGCGTCCCATGCGGCGGCCCCTGCGGCGGCCCATGCGGCGGCCCCTGCGGCGTCCCATGCGGCGGCCCCTGCGGCGGTGGCTTTATCCCGGCCCACACGCACCACCGGACCCGCAGCCTCAGCGCTTGCCATGTCCACGATGCGGCGCAAATCCCTGAGCGCCTGCGCCTCGGCCGACAGGTTCGCGAGGTCAAGGAACGCCGGGGTGTACGTGCGGATCAGCCAATCCAGTGCCATGTACGAGCGGGCCTCGTCCTGCCCGTCACCCGCCGTCCCAACCATGCGCGGCAGGAACGGAACAAGCCGCTGCCGGTCAGCGTCGTTCCACGTGTCGTTCAAGCTGATCGTGTACGACCGCAACACCCGGGACGAGCACTCAGGGGCGTCCGTGAAACCAAGACCAGCAAGCCAGGACACCACCTCCATCGCACAATGCCCCTCCGCGAAGTCCTCGTGGGAACCCTCATCAAGGCGGATGGTTTCGAGCTGGGCGAGGCGTTCGGGAATGATCGTGGTCACGGTGGTCTCCTGAGACGTGAGAGTGGTTTCTTTATTGGTTGTCGGGCTCATGCTGCTGCCCCGGTCTTCGCGGCGGCGTACTCGGCTTCGAGGGTGTTGAGGCGGTTGCGGGCCTCTGCCGCTTCGGACGCGGCGCGGGCAGCGTCAGCGTCGGCCCGTTCACACGCGACCCTCGCCCGGCGGACCTGCTGCGCGAGCAGCACCACCGGCGGGACCGTTTCGGCTAGAATGACCATTGCGGAACTTCCTTTCCGTCAAGGCCCCGGGATGTTCACGCATCGCCGGGGCTTCCTTCATGTTGTTTACAGCCTACCACAGAAGTTACGTGATGTTCCGTAAAGTTGGTGTCGTTTCTTCCGGCGCGGCGATCTCCCGGACCGTCACAATCAAAGCCGTCGCACCCTTCGGACCCGGGAACAAAAACGGGCCCACCACAAACTCATTCGAATCATCCACACACATGCCGTGATCAATGAACCCATCCACAACCGCCTTCGCCGTCGGGTAAAAGTTCTGCGCGTCATACGTGCCGGCGCGAGGCTTCACCACCAGGCCGGTGACCTCCACCCGCCCCAAACCCCGGGGCAGGCCCGCACCCTCAGCGGCCGCGGCGGCGTTCGCCCTCCACCCCGCCTTGATCGGGTGCGTAACCCGCCAATGGTCCCTGTCGTTGGAGTTCAGGAGCGCCGTCCGCTGGAACAGCTTCCCGGTCTTGCGTTTCCGGACCGGCTTCACCACCGGGGCCGGGACCGTCACCACCCACTCCCTCACGCCGCGGCCGCCGAACGGGGGAGTGTGCCCGGATCCAACGCCATCGAGTAGTGCCCCCAGAACGACAGGTGCGCGACGTTCGTCGCCCCGTTCCGGTTCTTCGCGACCAGCATCGCCAAGTCCCCGCGCTTCTCGCCCATGATCTCCCTGTGCAACAGGATCACCACGTCGGCGTCCTGCTCAATCGACCCCGACTCCCGCAAATCAGCGATCGTCGGCATCTTGTCCTCCCGCTGCGTCGACCCGCGGTTCAACTGAGACAAGGCCACGATCGGGATCCGCATGTCCATCGCCAGGATTTTCAACTGCCGGGACATGTCCGACACGAACTCATGCCTGGGACGCTTATCCCCGGGCGGCTGCGCCATGAGCTGCAGATAGTCCACGACCAGGCCCGCGAGGGGTTTACGGCGGTTCACGGACCGGGCGAAGCGTTTGATGTCCGTGATCGTCAGCCCGGAGTTGTCGTCCACGAACAGGGGGACGTTCTCCCACGCGGCGCGGCGGCGTCGGATCTTCTCCCAGTCCTCCACGGTCAGGTCCCGTTCGATCAAGCGCCGCAGGTCGATGCGGAGGTCCGCGGACACGGCCCTCATCTGCACGTCCGACTCGCTCATTTCGAGGGAGGAGAACGCCACCGACCCGTGCGCCGTCATCGCCTTCGCCAACTGCAGGGCGATGACCGACTTCCCGACCGAGGGCCGGGCCCCGACGACGTACAGGCCGCCCGGTCGCAGGCCGCCGATGATCTCGTTCAGGGACGCCCACGGTGTGGGGATGTAGTTCGGCTTCTCATCGAGCTGTCCGAGCATCGCGTCGATGGTCTCCCCGAACGATTGAACCGTGTGTGTGGTGGCTTTGGAGGTCGCGTCGACTTCCTTTCGGGCGAACTCGACGAGCTCCGACTCATCCCCGGGCTGGTGCGCGAGCTGCCCGATCTTGTGCGCCGCGGTAACCAGCCGGCGGCGGACGGCCTGCTTGGCCACGATCCCCGCGTAATAGCCCCCAGCAGACGGCGTGGGGCACGCCTGGGCGAGTTCATGCAGGTATCCGACTCCACCGACCCGTTCGACGTCCCCATCGCGGGAGAGGGCGTCCGAGACGGTTACGACGTCGACCGGTTCGTGCCGGGCGTGCAAATCGAGGATAGTCCGGAAGATTGTCTCGTGCGCCGGTCGGTAAAAGTCCGGCCCTGTAACCAGATCCGTGACGTCCTGGATCACCTCGGCCGAAAGCATCATCGACCCCAGGGTGGAACGTTCAGCGTCGACGTCTTGCGGGGGTGCTGTCGTATCGTTCACGAGTGGGTTCCTGTCTGGTGGAAGTCCTTGGACCACGGGCCCGTTACGACGGTCTGTTCCGGGGTGGTGTCTTCCCACCGTTCCCCGTTGAGCCACGTCGCCGGGTAAGCGAGGTACTTCGCCTCGGTCCCCTGTGACTCATGGGCGAACCGCTCCACCCCGGCCATGAGCACCTCCAAGCTGGTCTTCTTCCGGGCCGCCTTGAACGCCGTCCGGGCATGGCCCTTATCGACCTTCCTCGGATAAGCCGAGTACCACCGATCGAACTCGTCCGGCCCGGTAGGGCGGGTAGAAGATTTATCTTCTGTAGTTGTAGTAGTAGCTGTAGTAGTAGGCAGGGGGTCAGCTTGGGCAACGTTTAGGGTAAACGCAGGGGTAACGCCATGGGTAAACGCAGCCATATCCGTACCCTTACCCTTGACCAAAGCCATGACCTTTTCCTGACGGAAAGCAGCCCACTCCGGGAACTCCGCGAAGAGCCGCTGCAACTCGAAAGTCACGACCTCGCGGATGTACTTAGACGCCACCGACCCGTAAGCGTTGACCATCGAGATGGACAGCTTCGGCTGCTTCAACAGCCCGTCGTGCCGCATGAACGACCGCACGAGGATCTCCTCCGTGTCCTCGTCGATGAACACAAACCGCTTGTCCTGCAAGCTCTCGGCGGTGGCCTGGAGGCCCTCCCGTGTGGCGTCAGCCGCCATCGCTGAGAGGCGGGCTGTGCGCCAGTCCACGACGCCGACGTAGTTCAGGTCCGGGTGGGTGGAAAGGAGCCAGTAGAGGTGCTGTTCCGCGATCGTGAGGTCCCGCCAGTCCTGGTCCGTGTGGATATTCGTGTTGATGTTCGCCCTATCGCGTGCCATCAGATCGTCACCTTCACATATCGTGTAGCGGCCCGGAACTCTCCGGCCTCCTTGAATGTCCACTTCAGGTCCGGGAAGTGCTTGCCGAGGACGCCGCGGGAGATCCCGGTCGTGCGGCTCACTTCCTTCTGGGACGCCCAACCGCGGAGCAGCCGCTC